GTGAACCCGTAAACGTATTAAACATACGGGCCATATATGCAACATATTCGTTACATTTTGTAGGATGAATTGGAGTAGAATATAAAATCGTTCCAGGGTTCATCTCTCTCGTCCAAGTGACTGTTGTATGGTAAATCCAGTCACTCTGTGTTAGAGCATGTATTCCCACTGTTGAGGTATTATGTAAAATTTCCTGTTTAGCAGTGGGAGCCTGCTCCAATGGATCGAGTGTAACATTGGGAGTTGTTGTTGATCCAGTCTGACTGTGTTGCGCTGATAGACTAGATGCCATTTTATTAATATTGTGTAATTATCGCTTTAATGAAAACTTTAAATTTTAACATTAACCAAGGCCGAATAAATAAACTATTATAGTTAGAATTTATACAATATACCCCATTTTATACATGCAGTCTTTCCAAGTTACATGTATTTCCATTCCTAGTTCACCAGTTTGCTCTAGAATAAGATCTTTATAAGTCTCAAATATTTCCTCTCCATGTAATGCTAATTCACAGAACGATTGCTCTATTTGCGCTACGACATCTTCTGTCGGCGTGGCAATATTGTCTGGATTCTCTGCATAAGAGTAGGAAGGTGAGTCAGATGTCCACATAAAAGATTTCATTATTCCTTTGAGATGAAGTTGACCGACTTTCAATCCGTTGATTGTTCCAGTGGTTCTTTTAAGAAACTCCATTTCATCGATGTTTTGCAAATTCGGTTGTGCTAGTCCTGTTTTTCCAATGTCGGTAACGGAAAATCCCCATCGCATAGCGATATCTTTAAACGAATTAAAGTGGAACCATTCCTGTACCCTTAGATTAACTGCTACGATGTTATCATCGCCAAATACCCCGAGCCTTATCATAGACATAAAGCCCTCAAATGTAGCCAATTCTGGTGCATTCGTTCTTGCTAACTCTATGAATACTGATGCAAATAGTGCCCAATTGATGTCAGAATTCTCGGGAGCTGTTCCAGGAAATCCAGACATCATTCCGGCAGCAAATGCCAAAATTTTATTCTTGTAGAGAACATAAGGTCCCTCCACACAAGAATGCAATCCTAGTCGAATATCATCGTCTTCTTGTTTCCAGTCCGGGTCACATTTTTTATATACCTTGTTTGTAATCAAGGGCGCACGTTTCATAAATTCGATGGGAACGCACGAATCCCATCCTTTCATATCTGAACAGAAGCCTTTTGATGATACGGCTGTGCATTGATAGTAGAAAATGCTCCAGTCAGCTCCTGCGGCATTAATTCCTACTTTACATGGAATGGCCTCAAATATTTCCGCATAACGTCCATACGCAGCTAGGAAATACTTTCTATATGCTAGGAGAAATCCCAATGGTGCTCCAAAGAACACACGTGTTTTGGCGCTATCACTATATACTTTCTTCTCAGCTTCAACTAACTCATCTTTGAGGTTGGCTTTGAATACTACGGCACGTTTTCTTCCAGCCTTAGCGTCCCTAATATGTAGGTCAATGGCATTATGAAGTCGCTTGCCTTTAGCGTCATCCTTGATCTTCCAGATTTCTCCTTCTTGATAAAAGTAATCTCCTTTTCGCGTCGTCTGATCTTTGACGTCATAAGGGTATCCTGGTGCAGTTGATCGATCCAATGGATTTATATTTGGATATTCAATTTTATTAGGCGAATTAATGGCTTCAGTAGTAGTAAAAACTCTGACGTTCATTTTCCGTTGTTTCAAAATGTCGGCTTTATAAGTGCCGATAGCATCAAATACATAATCCAATATCTCAAGATCACATCCTTCTTGCAACCCTGGAGCTTGAGCATATGCCCGTAGTCCCTGCTCCATATGATGTCGACCTGGATTTCTAGAGTCCTTTGGAGACAATATGGTGGGTTCCATACCATCAAATCCCGGAATCCTTATTCCAGTTCGATATTTCTTCGTTTTCCCTGAATAATGTGGAGGTCTTAATGGAATGCCTACCACTTTATGAGTTGTAAACTCACAAGTTTCTGGAACGTTAATCACTGTTACTCCATCATCATCTCTAGCTACAACATTGTGCTGAGTCACAGATGGGACTTGATAAACTGCCTCATTAACTGAAGACTGTTCCATCCACTTGTTCAAGGATTCCCTTGTAACATAAGTAAACGTACTGATGGTAGACGCTCCTCCTCTATGTATTCCGATGATTTTAGACGGAGTTGTCTTATCTAATGCACATACGAATGATCCACAATCTCCTGGCTTGGAAATTCCAGTCGCTCGCATACTATCCACTTTACAGCTATAAGTACCGAAAGCTAGTGACTCATGGTCATCCAGATTAACTTTCTGAATAGTAAGAGTACCATAACTTCTGTTATTAACTGGTCGTTCTTCAACAGTAGATACTTGCACTACTACTGGTAATGTTGTCGCTTTGGTACTGAAGATTTCCTTCAGCCTACTAGACGGAATAACCATATTAGTAATATCTTTAAAGCTCTCGCACGATGGTGTAGTAATTTCGTATATTGCGACATCACGATCCACATTGGAATAAGTTCTCACAGCATCATACGTAATCAATTGATATGTTCCTTCTGCCTTTCGGTATGCTTGAACCTGGCAATGATCAACTCTCAAGTGCGCATTGGTTAGGATGGATTTCCCCTTCATCACGTGTCCATACACACAATGTTGGCCTTCTACCAACATGGAGACTACATTTAATGACGCCCTAGTCAAAAACTCATCAATGGTTGGATCGAGACTACCTTCTTTACGAATCATCGCTTCTTGTGCAGCTACTTCACAAGTAATACCCAATTCTTTATTAACGAAATCTATCTCTTGTTCCGCGACTGGGATCACTTTAAGAAAATCTTCAATTGCTCGTACATATATTGTTCTTGCATTATAACAAAAGGGTTTTCGATATCGCATTGACATAGCCCAAACGGAATTCATATCATACGTGGATGAAATTTGCTTTCCATTTGAAAATTTATACATCGCTGGATCATTATAGGGACGTAATGTGA